TTTAGTAATTTTTTAACTGAAGATAAGGCTGGTAAGAATTTACATCTAGAACATATCGAAGATGAAATTCTGAACTTTGGTGTGCCTGGTGGTAGAGCTGCAATCAACTTTGTTCAATCACTAAGGGATATGTTATCTGGTTCTGCAAGATCATCAGTCAATATGACAGTCAAATGGGATGGTGCGCCTGCAATCTTTGCTGGTACAGATCCTAGTGATGGTAAATTCTTTGTTGCAAAGAAATCAGTATTCAATGTTAATCCAAAATTATATAAGACAAATGCAGAAGTAGATGCAGATGTATCTGGAGATTTAAATGCAAAATTCAAAGTCGCACTTGCAGAGTTCTCAAAACTTGGAATCAAAGGAGTCCTACAAGGAGATCTCATGTACACCTCAAATGATTTATCGAAAGAAACTATTGAGGGGATATCATATTACACTTTCCAGCCTAACACTATTGTTTACGCTGTTTCTATTGACAGCACTTTAGGTAAGGTTATAAAAAGTTCTAAGATAGGAGTTGTATGGCATACAACATATACAGGAGATAATCTACAGGATATGAAAGCTTCTTTTGGTGCAAACATAAGTGGTCTTAAATCTATATCAAGTGTTTGGATGGATGATGCAACGTATAAAGATGTATCTGGTAAAGCAACAATGACAGCAAAAGAAACTGCATCAGTTACCAAGTCATTATCAAATGCTGGTTCTATGTTCCAAAAAATAAACTCATCTATGTTAAGTAAGTTTTTAAATATACAAAATACATTTACTGGTAATTTATCTGGTGCATCTTTAAAAACATATAACAATAGTAAAGTAAGACAGGGTAAACCTGTATCAAATCCAAAATCTCATGCACAAGGATATGTAAGTTGGGTAGAAGATACGTTTCAAAAACAAATTGATAAATTAAAAACACAATCAAGAAAAGATGCATTAGAAAATAAAAAGAAAGAAATAGCTCGTGAGTTGCAAAAACATACTTCCAATCTTACAAATGTGATCGCATTTCAAAATAATATAGTAGAAGCAAAGATGGGAATTGTAAAGAAACTAAATACTGTTAAAGGGTTAACTAACACTTTTATCAAAACTGCAAACGGATTCAAAGTAACAAATCCAGAAGGATATGTTGCAATAGATAGAATTTCTGGTAACGCAGTTAAACTTGTTGATAGAATGGAGTTTAGTTTTAATAACTTTACTGCAATAAAGGCTTGGGATAAATGAAAACATATGAAGAGTTAATGTACGAACTAGAAGAAAGAAAAGCGATGAGCATTCTTCAAAGGCGTAAGATGGGTATTCGTATGAGAAAGATGATGAAAAACCCAGCCGTTCAAGCAAAGATTGCAAGAGCGAAAAAGAAGATTGCTCCAGATGCAAAAATTCAACAGCGTGCAAATAAAGCTGCAAAACAAATTATTATTAAAAAGTTTGCTGGTATGCAACCAAATGAATATGCAAATTTATCTATGATGCAAAGACAAGTAATAGATGATAAAATTGTTTCAAAGAAGTCTGGTGCAATTAAAAAGATTGCAAAAAGGTTAATTGTTAAATTAAAGAAAGCAGAACTAGAAAGATTAAAGAAAGCAAGAGAGGTTGGAAACCAATGAAGAAGTTTTTAGACATTGCAGAAGCTAGAGGAGATACTGCTGTCTTTACTTTTGGTAGATTCAATCCACCAACTATAGGACATGAAAAGTTATTAGATAAAGTTGCATCTGTCGCTAAAAGTAATCCAGGCGCACCTTATTATATCTTTGCATCCCATTCAGAAAACCCAAAGAAAGATCCATTACCATACGTGAAAAAAGTTGCATATATGAAAAAGATGTTCTCAAAACATTCTAGGAATATAACAACAAGTAGAAATAGAAATGTATTTGAACTTGCAGTAACACTTCATAATAAAGGACATAAAGCTATTGTGATGGTTGTTGGTTCTGATAGAGTTACAGAGTTTGACAAACTATTAAACAAGTATAATGGTGTTGAGGGTAGACATGGTTACTATGGGTTTGATAATATAGAAGTTGTATCTGCTGGAGAAAGAGATCCAGATGCAGAAGGTGTATCTGGAATGTCTGCATCAAAGATGAGAGCAGCTGCATCATCAGATGATTATGATACTTTTAAATTAGGGTTACCTAAAAACTTCAATGCTGGAATGTCTTTGTTTAAAGATGTTCGTAAGTTTATGGGTATTCGTGAGTCTTTTATCGAACATCAAGTCAATATGACAGAAGAAGATGTTATTCGTGATATGTATATAGAAAATAAAATATTCTGTACTGGAGATATTGTAGAAGATGATTATAGTGGTGTATCTGGTGCAGTAGTTCGTAGAGGAACAAACTATCTTGTATTTGCAGAAAATGATGGTACAACACATAAGAGATGGTTATATGAAGTGCGAAAAGTAAAACAAGATAAAGATGTAGAAGATATGAAAGGCACTCAACCAGCAAAGTATTATGCAAAAGATGCTGATGGCGATAAAATGTCTAAGTCTACAAAGGATGCAAGAGCAAAACATTTTGCAAAGGGTGACTCCAGAAAACCAGCTCCAGGCGATGCAGATGCAGATACTAAACCATCAAAGTATACCAAAAAGTTCAAACAGATGTATGGTGAAGAAGATGTAAAAGAAGAAAATTTGAAAAAAGTATATCAAAGAGCTTATAATAATATAGTAAAAGACTATACTGATATGGTAAAACAAGGAAAAGGTAAACATAGTAATTCTTTTTACCTATCAAGAGCTGCAATGAACTATGGTTTTGATAGTATTAAACCTATTAAAGATTATGTTAACTCTCTTGTTAAATCAAATGAATTACCAAAAGAATTATCAGCAGAAAATGAAAAAACTAATGAGGAAATAGATATGGTGAAAACATTCCAACAATTTCAGTTAGATGAAAAAATTGAAGGTCTTGTAAATAAATCTGACCAAACTGGTGTTCCATACTCTATACTCAAAAAAAGTTATGATAGAGGAATGGCCGCATGGAAAGGTGGTCATAGGCCAGGTGCAAGTCAACAACAATGGGCATTTGCAAGAGTCAACTCTATGTTAACTGGTGGAAAAGCAGATCCAGATTTACAAAAACAAATTCGTGCTGGTGGATATAAGAAGAAAAAGAAATCAAAGAAAGAAGATTTTCAAGAAGAAGATCCATGTTGGGATACTCATAAGCAAGTGGGTATGAAAAAGAAAAATGGAAAAATGGTGCCTAACTGTGTACCAAAAGAAGAAAAAGTAATATCTTTTAAAGAACACGTTTCTAAATCTTTATATGACCATGCAATTATGGAATCAGAATATCAAGGACGTAAAGTAAAATTAAATGATCCTTTTAGATTACCATCTGGAAGTAAAAAGAAGTTTGGTGTATATGTAAAGAATGATAAGGGTAATATTGTAAAAGTTACTTTTGGTGATCCAAACATGGGAATAAATAGAGATGATCCAGACGCAAGAAAGTCTTTTCGTGCAAGACATCAATGTGATACAAATCCAGGCCCAAAGTGGAAGGCGAGATATTGGAGTTGTTATCAATGGAGAGCTGGTTCAAAGGTAGATAACTAGGGGTATTTAAATGGGAAAAGCAAGAAATAGAGCTGAACGTACTGGAAGTATGGATGTTGTCATTGGTACTACTAAGTTGGTGCCAGATTCATCTGGTGATTTGGAAGTAAAAGATACTAGTAATAATAGAAAAAAAATTATTGCGTCAGAACTAAAACTTGGATCTGGTAATGATGTTGTTATTATCAAAAGAAATTCTAGTACAGGAGCAGCTCAATTTCAATCTTCATCTGATGGTGGAAGTAGTACAACTGAACAATCAGTAGGTGGTGCTGGAACTGTAACTAATGCATCTGATCTTCCTATTACTGGAAATCAAGCTGGTGATTTAAAACTTGTTACTTCAACCAATAATCTAATGATTCACAATGGTTCTGGTTGGTATAAAATAGCTACCATAACTAATGCATCACCTACAATATCTTCTGCTGGTAGTGCAAATTATTCTTTTGCAATTGATGGAACACCAGTTATAGTTGAAATAACTGCATCAGATCCAGAAGGTGCTGCGTTACAGTACAAATACCAAGTTACAACTGGATCATTAGGTTCAACTGCAGCTGTAACAAATAGTGCAACATCTGGTGGTACATACTCTGCACTTGCAGCTAATACTTATAGTAATAATAGGTTCTTTAAAGTTACGCCCAGTACAAATACTGCTCACGCTGGTTCATTCGCAATCACATTTTCTGTAACTGATGGTATCAATACTGCAAATTCAAGTGTATCTTCATTCACACTAGCATTTGAAACTTATGGATCTACTGCTCTACATTTAAATGCAGGCGCTACTGAGGCTGGTGCTGCTCATATAGAAGTTGCATCAC